ATGCCGTTCAGGTCATCAACCTTGGCCTGTAAGCCATCGTTCGTAGCCTGCGCTTTAGCTGTGGCAGCTTCTGCATCATTGACACGCTTATTAAGGCGGTCGAATGCATCTGCTACAGCAGCATCAGCGACTTCGAGGACGCGCCCCGTGTCAGTTGTGATTTGATGCATTGCTTTGTCTCCACTGTCAAAAATACGTGCTGTACTTCCTGCGCGGGCGCGGTCAACTACAGCAACATGGTTGATTCGGATATTGGTCTGACGGTAATGATATTGCTCACCGTCCGGGGTGGTACCGGGCGTGTCGTCATACGTGGCTGTATAGCCTGCTGACAACTCACACGTGCCATTCAGTACGGCATCAACGGTATCCTTTGCCTTAATGAGCAGACTGCACTGTACGAAGTTGTCATCAGTACGTACACCTGAGCCGCGCACAACACCTTTGGACACAGTGGAATAGTTCTCACTGTTGACCAGCGCTGAGGGGTGTTGCAGGGTGATGTCCACGCCGTCGAAGGATGCCAGTGAATCCTCAGCAAACACTTCTTCTTCAGGGCGGTACACGTTGATAATCCGGTTAGGGTCGCCAGCAAGTCCAAGCTCACACGCCAGATACTGCTGGATACCAGTACGTGCTACTTTGCCGGGTACACGCAAAAATCCCTCATCGGTAAACTCACGATTGGTGATTTTGTATGTCTGTCGGTCCTGTACTGTTATTTGCATATTCTTGTTGACGCACCCGTCAGTTGGTGGTAACTTACTAATGAAACATATCATACAGTTAATTTCAGGAGTGAGCAACCATGTGGGAATACGTTAAAGGCAATGAAGCAGATTTTGAGGGTGCGCCTGAGTGGGCGAAATTGCGAACCAAGCATTATTGGTATGAGACTGACGAAAAAGGTCAAGGAAGATACCTATACACAGGGGAAGGTGCTGTTGAAGGAATAGGTCCACTTTTCAACCAATCGGACTTAATCATCGCCCAACGCCGCAAAGTGGACAACCTGCAAAGTCGTGTCAATGATGCCAATCTGCAACAGGGAGTGAATAACGCTGAACGAATCCGCAGAGAAACATGGAGTGCCGTTTCCGGCGAACCGTTGAATACAGAATCACTGATTGCAGAACGTGGCACACGCTACGGTGAGTTTAAAGATGGTGCAGCTATCATGCAGCAGCTGAAAGATGTGATGAAGTTCACGCCAAAATGGGGAGCACTCAAACCTTCACAGAAGGAATCGCTTGAAATGATTCAACACAAGATTGGTCGCATCCTAAACGGTGACCCGGACTATGATGATAACTGGAAAGACATTGCCGGTTACGCAACTCTGATTGCGAAGGAGTTGAGTAAATGAACATACTTGACCAAATTATTAGGGGTATTCATGAAACCAAATACCAATACGCCATCAGGCACGCCATTGATAGTGTTCGTGTGGTAGTTCTAATTCCGATTGTTGATTATTACAAGATGCTCAACGACATGCGAACTTATCTTTACGAATACCATAGTAATGGGGCAAACAAAGAACTACGTGTTCATGGTTCTGTGGTCGTGAGGACAACAGACCTTGAAGAAGGTGATATTCGTTTTCTTGTGGAGCTACCACAATGACAACAATTGTCCCGGTTGAATGGTTGTTACTGGCGGTGGGTGTGGTCATCTGGATAAGTCTGGCGGGGAAGGTGTAAGATGAATCTTTATGAAGTGGTAACCACATGTTTATATTACGACCCGGAAACGGGTCTGTTCACTCACACAGTGCGCCCACGCGAAATGTTCACAAGTGACCGTAATTGGAAGAAGTGGAATACGCGATTTGCTGGCAGAAGAGCAGGTAGGTTCACCGTAAACAAGTGGAACGGAAAGCTATATGGATATATCACTCTTTTGAACAAATCTTACATGTATCACCGCATCGCGTGGTTATATGTTCACGGTGAGATGCCTAATGTGATTGACCATATCAACGGTAACCCTACCGATAACAGATTATGCAACTTGCGAAATGTAACACCTTTAGAAAATAGCAGAAACATGCGTCGTGACAAACGCAATGTAACAGGTATTTCAGGCGTTGTCATTCATTGTCAAAATGGAAGATATGTTGCTCAAATCAGTATCGAAGGAAAAGGTAAATACCTCGGAACAACACCTGACTTCTTCGAAGCTTGTTGTATGCGAAAATCTGCCGAAAACCTTTATGGATTTAGTGAGAACCACGGCAGTAACCGATTTATTTCTTAGCAGCTTTCTGATTCCGTTCGACTTGTGCCGCTGTCACTGGTACTGCCACACAGCGGCAATTTATCTCTGAACCCGGATACATCGGAGCGCCTTTTTCGTTCTTCGGTAACTCATCCCATTTGTAAACACCTTTGCCGTATTTTGTCTCTCTGGTGCCTGCGATAACGTGAGTGTGACGTACTCTTTCATCTTGTGCAGTAAGCCACCGAAAGTAGGAAATTCCAGATGAGGTCTGGCGAATCCGGTTAATGTCCCCGGTAATGCGGCTTGTTTGGTCCCTGCTGATAAGACGCGCACGACGCTGCGTAATACCAAACTGCTTAACCAGTGTGGACTCAATGTAGCTGGGGCGCATACCGGCACGCATGTTACCCGTGACAATGTTGCTGACCTGTTCCAGATACTGAGAGGGGATGGAGGTGATGAGTGCGGCGTTCTGGTCAGCAGCAGCCTTAAGATACTCGTACAGCTGGTCGTCACCACCGTACAGGTCGATACCTACTGAACGGCGTTGCGCACCTGTGGCAGCACCCTGTACAAACGTTCCGGCAATGTCACGCGCCTGACGACGTGCAAAAGGGCTGGTCCAGCGTTCAGTGAGCTTACGCAGTGCAGCAGCTATCAGGTCGCTCCAGCCATCAGCAACATACTCCGGCACAGACTGGTGAATAATGGGTACAATCTCACGCTGCACGTCTTCCGACACCAGTTTAACAATCTGTTGCAGCTTGCGGTTGTATGCGATTTCAGTCTGTGTTGCCACGTGTTCATCTCCTGCGGGTGAGGTGTCAGTGTATCATGAAAATAAAAGTGAGATAACTGTTGACGGGTTCGTCAGTGGGTAGTATATTTAGTTCATAGACAACGAACTGAGGAAATACAAAATGGAAAAGAAAGTTAAAACACTGCTGATTAAATGGGGTAACAATCAGGACGATGTTGAAACAATGATGTCCAAATGGTTTGAAGTACTCTACAACGGCAACAAAGATGAATCAGCCCGCTACATCGCCAATATGATTCGGACAGCGTGGTGATGAAAATAACAGAGGTTCACATTTCAGAAATCAAGGTGGGTGATACAATCATCCACCACGGGCAACAAAAAACGGTCGGTAGAGAAACTTTTACATATGATTCTTTTGTTGGTGTTTTGCTCTGGGGTGACAGCTATAACATGGGCAACACTCTCGTTAAACGAATCACTTTCCCACGATGGTACAAGGGTGTCAGATACGATTAAAACCGCCCCATTACGGGGCGAGTTGTGACATAGCCTGTTCATGCGTTAAACCATCTGACACAGTAAGCTTCACATACTGGTCCAGAAAAGCATCCTGAGCAGGTTGTGTCTCCTGTGGCTCTTCCGTATCACCCGGGCGCACGATAACATCCGTCTCAGCTGCTTCCTGTGCCTCAATGTCTTCGTCTTCAAACTGGTACTGCTCGGACGACTGCAGATTACGCTGAATCTGTGACGGTCGGATAATCCCTTCACCGAGATACAGCATGTCCGTATCAGCGCGGGTCTTGGCAGCCTGTGCCAGTTGTAGCTCATCAGGCTGTGCCAGTGGTGCCCACACGTAGTTGTAGTCATCCGGCCAGTAACCCAGTGCGCTACGGACCAGCACTTCATCCAGTGCTCTCATACCCGGGTCAAGACGCACAAGCTGCTTGGAGCGGATAGAGTTGAAATAATTCTTCAGGTCACCCTCACCCGTGGCATTCAGACCCTTTGCGGACGTACCGAACAGGCGGGTGAGGGGGATGTTAGCCGCGCCGCTAATCCATGTCATGAACAGCTCAATGACCGGTGCAACACCGCCCAAATCGAGCGTCTTGCGGTCGTACGTTTCATCACCGTCCAGCAGGGCCATCTGCACCACGGACTTCATCTGGCTGAAAAGGGCGTAACGCTGCGTGATAGCATCGTCCTGGTCTGTTGCAAGCTCGTCAGCCAGACCTTCACGCTTGATGATGTCAATGTTGGCTTCCTGCATCAGCTCGGCAATACCGTCCTTTGATGCAACCATGTCCATGATGTCATCAAGACATTTGCGCAACTCTGAATCACCCCAGCCTTGAGTCTGCAACATCTGGCGACGAGGCAGACGCACGCCGTTGAAGCGTGCAAAGTGTGACCAGTGAATTTGCTGTCCACCACCTGTGATGGTGTAGAACTCCGGCGCAAGGTAGTTCTGTGCGAGCACGTCATAGGTATTCATGGTCATCGCTGACATGTCGTAACGGTCGAACACCACGAGGCGTTGCAGGTCACCCTTGCGCACCTTTTCCATACGCAGAGGCTTTTGCAGGTCTTGTCCGGTCAGCATCAGGATACCGGCGCCACCGTACAGACCGCCCCATGTCGCAGCTTCCTGCACGTACATGGGCACCATCAGGCGGTCTTCTTCGATGCGGATAGCGTCAGCATCCTGTGACTTAATGATACGCCACTCACGACACATGTCCTCAGCAGGGATATCCACGATGGCGCGTGCCAGCCAGTTGGTGGCGTATGCATTATCGAGATTTTGCCAGTCACCAAAATTAGCATAGCTGAAGAAGTTGTGGGAGCGTTTAGCCTTCATTGTACCAAGACCGGAAACAACGTTAACCAGTCCGTCTGCTGTGGCATGATGCACAGCAGGTGCGGAGTGTAAGTTAGGTGCTTTAATCTTTGGCATTGATACCATCCAGTAAATTTGATATGCTATTCACTCTATAACGTATTGGGTTACTGGAATGAAAGCTAAAACCATTAAGGAACGCATTGAGCATTTTACCATAATTCACAAAGGTTTCTACGACTATTCACTTTTGACTGACCCTGTCAAGTGGGACAGTAAGATACCAGTCATTTGTCCAGCACATGGTGTTTTTGAAACTATCGTGAACAACCACGGGCGCGGCGCAGGATGCCCATCTTGTGCAGGTGTGAAATTGTTAACACTACAAGAAAGGATTAATCAAGCTAAACGTGTTCATGGTGACAAGTATGATTATTCACTTTGGCCCTCTGATATAAAAAATGACACGAGAGTGTTAACGTTATGTAAAGTTCACAACGAAACGTGGGAACATACTGTTGTGAACCACATAAACAGAGAAGCTGGTTGCCCCGCCTGTGCAAGAAATAAACCGCGAACCTTTGAAAGATTTGTGAAAGTAGCCGCCGAAATACACAAAAATAAATACCGATACGTAATGACCGACGACGTACGGAACAACTCATCCGTAACAATAGAGTGTCCGACTCATGGGCTATTTAGTCAGTCTGTATCCAATCATCTGGCAGGTAAGGGTTGCTCAGCCTGTGCCAGTTATGGATTCGACCCGAAGAAGCCAGCATGGTTCTACATGTTGCAGGCCGAAAATATGTTCAAAGTGGGAATCACCAACAAACTCGAACAACGTATGAAACAACTGAAACAGTCAACACCTTTCGATTTCACGCTCACTCAGAAAACTTATTTTTCAATAGGTGCAGACGCGCAGAAAGTTGAGCGATTTTATCTGATGTTTTACGAGTCAGCGGGGCAGATTGGGTTTGGTGGTGCTACAGAATGGCTCAAAGGTGAGCCGGATGTAAAAATGGTCAAAGGGGCATAAGCCCCTTACAAAATCTCCGACGCCGTACGACGTGCAAGTAATCCGCGACTGTTTGCGATGATGAAACTGTCAGCGATGTTGGGCGATACGATATCACGTTTTGCTAAATCTTTCTTACTCTCGACTTTGACTTTACCAGAGTTATCAAAGTCGCGCATAGGTGTGGATAACTCATCCACAAGCTTGTCCAGTAGTTTGGCGTCGATGGCGCTGCTGAGGCTAATCATCTGGTCAGCAGGGAAGGTGCGACCCTTTGTCACGGCCAGATGCGTGTTGCGAAAACGGTCAGCAGTGAGCCACCATGTCTGTGCTTTCAGGTTGGCAAAGAAGTCTTCGTTGGCAATACGCGTGTCACCGTATTTCTTCTTCGGGTCGCTCACTTTACCACCGGCGTTAAATTTGAAGTGTCTGTGCCATCCTGCGGCGTTTAAGTGCGACCCTGTACCTGCGCCTACCCCAATACTGTCGTAGCCGATATGGGACGCCTCAGCGCGTTCTGCGGCATGTTTTACACGCATGGCAGACTCGCGCAGTTCATCTTCACCGCCTTTCCACTCTTCCACACCGATACAGACGCTGCCATCCATCACGGTGAGGGCGTTTTTATCATCGCCGCTGTCTGCCACGTCATAGCCAACCGTTTTACCGCCGAACCAGTTGCCGCCCACCTTCAGGTGCGCATCAATGGCAGACTGTAACCAGCTGCGCTTAATGACCACGCTGTCGTCGTTATCCTTCGGCACACCGAGATAAATATGCTGATACTCGTCAAAGTCTTCAGACTTCGCAGAATCGATATCACGACGTGCCGTGTTGGACAGGAACGGGTTTTCGTCGTAGTTAATCAGCCGGTTGATGGTGCCCGCTGGTGGATTCAGTACGAGGCGCTTATACACGAAGTCGGTAGCGAGTCGCGGGTTGAACGTGAACCACATCTCGGCGTTCTCGTTACGTGTGATAGTGGGGCGAATGGTGCTGAACATGTCTTCAGTGAGGTTGTGCGCTTCTTCAATCCACGCAACGTCCGCTTTCTCGAACGACTTAATCTCATCGATGTTGCGCGCCATACCGTAAAAGCGAAACAGTGAGCCGTTGGTTTTATGCTCGATGGCGTCCGCATACACTTTAAAATTCTTGCTCAGACCGAAATAGTCAATCTTGTCCTTGAGCAGGGTGTACACGGAATCGGCGATACGGTTCTGGTACATACGCAGGCACAGGAAGCGCTGCTCCATGAAGTTGGCACGCGCTATAGCCACACCTGCGGCATCGTGAGACTTGGACGACATGCGACCGCCGCGCAGTACCCGGAAGATAACCGGGTCGCCCTCAGGCGTTTTACGGGTGCGCCAGAATTCGCGCAGGGCAGGGTTGAGCGTTGGGTTACTCATCGGCGTAAAAATCATCCAGAGTCTTACGCACGTTGAGTTCGCCACTCAGTTCAATCAGCTGCTTGTCGTATCCGTACAGTTTTGCTTTGCCCATTGACGCAGCTACAGCGGCAGACGTCTGAGGCGTTGCAGCATTGAGAGCCATCTGACGGGCTTCTTCCAGTTCCGCAACAATCGAATCAACTGTCACGTTATGTCTCACACTGTGTTTCTCGCGGAGTTGTTTAATTCTTAGGGCCACTCTAGGCCTATCCAGCATACGTGACGCTTCCACGCCAAGTGCGTTGACGCTCATCTTGTCAGACTTGTAAGACTGGCGATAAGCCTCGGAAGCGTTGCCAGTCTCAACGAATGCCTGGGAGAATTTTTCCTCCTGTTCGGTTACTCCAAATTCGTTAAGGGGTCTTGCCATGATATCCACACTCCTCTCGCGTTTAACACATAATACCACGATGAACCAGCATGATGCTACTTACCCCACAGTACCCCTATGAAAAAGGACCGGGGTAGACCATCGGGGTATCTCCTAAGTTATTGATTACCTTACTACTACTACTACTTTACCCTTTATACCCTGTTAAAAGAGTAATTAGTAATAGAATGGTATTGCAAAGTATATACAGATACAAAAATACATACTTAAAGACAAACTGAGAAAGCTAAGAGAGTCTGTCCGGGGTTTCGGTTAACCCTGTGCTAACTCATTGTGACTATAGAAGAATTTCATACCCCGGTCCTCCTGAAAACTGCGGGGTATACCTATTGCTTTAGCATACTTACATACGTATAATCATAGTTCAATATGTCAATCGAGGTAATCATGGAAAATTACAGACCAAACGAAAATAACTTCTATTTTAAAAAGATACTCAAAGACGGTGACAACTCCGACAATCCATTATGGCAACTTGTTCTGGACGGACTGCGACAGGGTGATAAAGGCTGGAAAACGGTGGGTAAAGACGGCAAACACTGTCGCCATCCGGGAGTAAGAGACGCCGGTAACCGATGCGTATTCTGCATTCTGGAGAAGAAGCTGGAGAGTGAAAAGCGCCAGTCAATGACGTCAGAACAGGCTAAGCAGGACCGTATCCGCACGTTACGTGAACAGGCTCAGCAATTAGATAATAATGCCGCAACAATGCGTGCTGAGGCGTTCGAGATTGAACTGGGAATCAGACCGTGGCCGCCTGAAGGTATGTCCACAATGAGTCGCCAGCAGGCGCTGGAATGCGGTAGTAAATGGTACATGCCAACCATCCCATGTAAGCACTGTGGAATCACAGCAGAACGTTACGTAGCTAACGGGAGGTGCCGTAACTGTGGCCGATAAACAATTTACTGTACCTGTTAAAAAGTGGTTAAGTCCTGACTATCTTCTTCAGATTATGAGACGTATGGGAGGTAACGGATACCTGTCCACATGGCGAATCACAAGTGAAATCAGAATGCTCTATCCGATGGTTGGTTTTGATTCAGCGAACGTCAGAGTGATGTTACGCAGACTGGAGAAAGCAGGGAGAGTAAAGGTTGTCAGTCAGGAATCAAACAGCATCGTCTGGAAAATCATAGGATAAAAAAAAGCCCCGCAAGGGGCTTAATCATATCTGGTCATCCTTCGGTCTGTTAACCAGTGACAGGCAGTCCACAATGAACCACCAGTGCCACGCTATCAGATTGACCGCAAACAAGCGCACCACGTGGAAGTGCTGATAATCCGGGTCATACACATCATCACTCGTCTCACGTATCGCCATAATCACGCAGACCAGCATCCACACCTGTAAGTAAGTCATAGTGGTGTCTCCGGTAAGCGGTACAAAATACAGTTACTGACTTCGAACTTTCTCATTCTGATGTCACACTTGCGTTCTTCATTGGGGTGAGTCCACTCCACAACGTCCGCAATAGCTTCTGCATTTCTGAGGCGTAAGCTATCCTCCAGCGCCTGCAAGTAATACTCCTCACGACACGACCGCTCACCCTGCGACAGCTGCTCAATCAGCTCCTGCGCCTTCTCAATCGTTAACTTTTTCATCTCGACCACCCATCCCATTGTTCTGCGGTTATCCGCAACCGACTCATCAGACGTTGTAAAAAGCAGCGTACCGGACTTATGCTTTATGTCCCACATACATCACCCCTGCACCAGTTGCATACGTGTTACCAGCGTGACTTGCTCGTCGCGCTCCAGACGGAACTGCGTACCCCGTGCGGTAAAGAGCACGCTGTGCGCCATGTGCTGCACTTCACTAATCATCCCCGGTTCGCCGTCCTCAAAGTCCAGCAATACGCCATCATGCAGCGTGTCAGCACGTACGGTGCGAGAGCGTGTAATCTTTGTCATATCAGTACCCCATTACGTAGTTGGTGCAGTCACGGTATGTGCGTGCAACGTTATAACCATAAGAGTGAGCCTTACGCAGCACGCCCAGCATACGAGCATTACCGTGGTAGTTGCCCAGCATCTTCAGGTAGCCTTTACCATCGTCTGTCGCGCCCAGCACGCACGCCTGATACGTGTCGGTCGCTTCATCAATATTCACACCATCATTAGCAGCCTGTGCCCGGCGACCTTCAGGACTGGCCGCCCAGCGCTGAGCACGTTCTTCAGACTCACGCTGTTCCTGTATGCTTTTCAGATATTTATTGTGAGCTTCAACGGCGGCACGCACGTTGTCTTTGCTGGAGCAATATTCTTCCTGACGTTTTAAAACATCATCGGGAAAATTTGGATTCATTTTACTACCCACCAGCAGTGAGTCAGTGCGCTCACTCCAGCTGTATTCACACAAGGCGATACCGAAGTGGAATGGCTCGAACGCATAAGCCCCCGTGGACGCTGAGAACAGTGCGGCAGCTACAAATAACTTTTTCATGTTGTTTACCCCGGTTAAGTTGTGTTGATGTATTAAAGATACTCTCAGTTGACGGGTTCGTCAATACATAATGCAAAAAAGTCCCCGTGTGGGGACCGTCATAAAACACGGGGACGAAGTGAACATTACCCCCCGTCTCCGTAACGGCGCACCACCGGAAAAGTCTTAAATGCGGGTAAGGTACCCCGTGTACCCTGAGACTGACGTTGCCGGTATTTCCATCTTCTCGGCTATTTCCCTGATGGTCAGTCCAGCATCATGCAATTGGCGGCACAGCTCCACGTCTTCGTCGCTTACCGTTACACGCCAGTGCGACTCCCCACGTTTAATGAACCGAATTCCGTTTTGTGATGCATAATTAAACACGCTTGGACGAGTCCTGCCAAGCTTCTCCGCCACTTCGGTAATTGTCATTAACGGTGCATTCTTGCGAATGAACTTCTTCTCTTCGTCTGTCCAGTACCTGACTTTATATTTCAGGCTGATTTTGTGGACTTCTGCCAGCTTCTGCACGGCCCGCTTTGTCAGCCCCATCAGCTCCGCTATTTCTTCAGTGCTGTACTTACCGGCATACTGAGCGAGTAGCTCAGCCTTGCGTCTTGATTCAGCGCGACGCTTTTCAATGTGTAACGCAACACCTCCGTAAGTTGCCGACATTTCAGTTCCTCCTCAAGTTTAAGACAGTGTTCCACCAACTCGAAATAACTCATGCCAGTTCGCATATACGCACCTCTTCAATCGTCCGGCGTGTACGCAACGCACCATCGGTGTACGGTGTGAGAATGCGCACCACCTTATGACCAGAACTCAGTGAATCGGCTGTCAGACGATGCAGGAAGTTCTGCGTCTCCATCGGTGACATTTCGCATTCCAGATTTTTACGCTTGTAGACCTGTACTGACATAATTAACCTCGTGCTCTTTCAAGTTGAATATCACGCTCGACAAACTTGGCGAACGCCTGTGTGGGTAATCCCGCCTTACGTAACTGCATTGCCTGACGGTGTGACCTGCGCGCCAGTGTGACAAAATGTGTGGTGTGCCAGCTCATACTCCTCTCCTGTTAGTGGTTACTGGCCCAATGCTTGCTCGCATTTTTTGTGCATAGGAGGCTGTCGCATCCACGACTCACGTTCTGCGCTTATCTCCGAAATGATTTCTTGCCTGCTTTTTACAGCGCCATCTGCATTGCGATTAAACGGGTTTAATGTTTGATAGAACTTCTTTTTAACCTTGCATGACTTATTACAGCAGGAGCACTTACCTTGCTTTTCCGCAGTAATAGATACTTCATGGAAGTTAACGCGCGCCATTTTCTAACCCCTATTTATTTCGTATTTTGAGCATGCAATCCGCGAACTCATAACTGTTCTCAGCCCAACGCTCCATCATGCCTTCCATTTCTTCAGGATCAATTTGCGTAAGCCATGCCTGCATCGCCTTTGCTGCGAAGTAATCGCGCAGCGTCATGTCATGGTCATCTATGATGTGGTTTGCCTTATCAACCTTATGGACTCCCGAATAAGGAAAGTCCGGACCTCCATTTTCATTGCTCATACATTCCCTCCTGCTATAAACCCCAGCACCATTGCTGTTCGATTTACTAACTATAAGCTACTACTGACGGAATCGTCAATACTTAATTATAAAAAAAGTGCCCGAAGGCACTAACCCATCATCTGAGCAGCTGCAACCGGGTCACCCTGTGCCGCCTGATAGCAGCGGGCAATCTCAGCAGGCGTGGTCAGATTCACGTGGATGTGGCCCTGTTTGATGTACAGACGCGGCTTGCCACCGTCCATCAGGATAACGTTATTGACACGTCCATCCTTGAGTCCCGGGTGCCAGTCATAGCCCAGCGAGCGCATCATGTCGCGGCGGCGCGCAGGCGGTACCTGACGTTCTGCACGCATCTGCTTCAGAAGGTTATCCAGCGCCTTACTGCTCACCCAGCCACCCATGAAGCCCTGACGACCTTCTTCGATAGCTTCCAGTACTTCCTGCTCGACGGTACCCAGTGACGCAGTGATAGCCAGTTCTGTACTGCTTGTTTCAGGCGCACGGTTAGGGTGGTGCGCTACCTTCCTGTTGTGGAAATAGTGACGCATGTAAGACGCACTCAGCGGATTGCGCATGAAGTGGTCCAGTGACGCATAATATGTCTCATCCATACCATCACGCAGGATGTCGTCAGCACTCTCATGGGGTGTGATGAATGTTGCGTAACGGCGGTCATCTTTGGTCTTTATAACAGCGTCGCGGTGGTTACTGGTGATGATGATGCCCAGCATGTTACGGCACGTATCTGTTTCCACACCTTTCTTCTGAAAGGGAATAGTACGGTCAGTAATGATAGGTTTCAGGATTTCAATTACGTCACGCTTGTCACCCACTTTGAAGTCATTGATGACCGCAAAAGTATTACCGTGCACCCATCCGTTAAATTTATTATCCACATCCGACGACTGCACTACTGTAGAATGGCGCTTTCCCATAACCATCATCATCGCATCGGCAATCGTGGTTTTACCGTTACCCGGTGCACCGACGATAACAGGTGACCATCGCATACATTCACCGGGGTGTTGCACCTTCCACGCCATCCAGTCCAGCAGGATATTGTAATCCAGCGGGCATAGTTTCTTAACGTGATTGATAAACACAGATACATCACCTTCAATACCTGTGTCAGTGGTCGGTTTGAATGCGTTGACATACTTCACTTCGTCTTCCTGAGTAATTGAGCCGAAGGCTGTATCAGGGTCGTAAGTAATGTCCTCGACCTTACTGAAGGTGTACAGCTGCGACTCGGTGAACGCTTCCCATGCGCGTTTTGTTGTTTTTTCATTGGACTCATCGAGTGTAAAAGTGTAGCCGCCGTAAAGCACGTTGAACTGTTCGGATTTATACATCATGCCATTCGGTGCCAGAATACTGTTGTACTTGGCAACGTAAACGCAACCTTTAAACATTTCCGCCAACTGTGTACCACCGATAAACTGAAAGCCGGAGCGGGCAACAGGCTCTGAAGCCTCTACCACTTTTTCCTTTGCTAACACTTCAATCGGAGCGCCTACACTGTAATAGTTGGTAGTTTTTGAAGCAGCGCCTAAAATAGTACGCTCAAGGAATGATTTATGAGTGAACCACTTGTCACGCTTCAGACCACTCTGCAGCATCAGTGATTTGGTCCGTTCACAGTTTCCACCCGTGTAGAACATAAGGTGCATCGCAAGAGCAGCGTCAGCACTTGACTCATCATATTCGCGGGAAGGGTCCGGATAAGCATCTGCCAGCTTTTCTACATTCTTTTCCCACAGGTCACGGAAGGTAGCTTTGGCTCCAAAGACGGAGCCTGCACCATCCTTTCTCGCCAGCGCTTTCGCAATCAGTTTTTCATCATCTGCAATTGGACAGGATGCTTCAACATGCGTCGTTGTCCACTCGGCGGCAACACCCTGTTCACCCTGTGGGAAATAGCGCGACACCACCGCATTTAGCGGAGCAGCAGCATTGAAAAACATGTCACCCTGCCCGGACC